TGGCGAATGATAACAATATCATCCCCAAGAAGTGCGTAGAGTGGATACCATCCTTTCCAACCTGCCCTGTAAGCAGCCAGCTGCACGATAACGTGATGCGTGACCGCTAACATAGCCCAGGAAGAAAGTGCACCTATAGGTTGTCCTACAGAGTACTTGATATTTCCGACCTTAGGATGGAAGTACGAGCGAGCTGTTAACAGCTTTCGCCACGCCTTCGCTCCGGAGGCCCCAATCAAAATGGTAAGAATCTGCTCCTGAAGCGCAACGGGTAATCTATCCGTCGCGCTAGAGAGGTCGAAACTAAAGATCGGCATACCCAGACGAGAATAATGAAGAAGGCTCTGAATAGGAGCCATCTGATCAAAAGTCCCGTCTTGCGGAATCCCCTTTAGAAGGGCAAACAAGAACCGATGGAGGGGCTTTAACGCCCACTGTGACCAGAAGTCGACAACTCCAACGATTCGTCGTTTACCGCCCCCGTCTTTCGCCAAAACGGCCAATCGGCCGAGGCGGAAAACGGACCCTCTAATCAGTATCAAGATAGCCACCGGGAGGATAAGGTGCGCCAACGCTACAAGCCAAATGGCAAGTAATGGTTGGTTAGATCGCAAACACCAAAGCGCATACCACATCAACAAGATGGGGGATGTCGCCCAGGCGAAGCTATCTTTCGCGCTACTCCAAGTGGACCAGGGATGATTAGGCCCTGATGACGTACTCTCCCAAGGCAAACAGTGGCCTGCATAAGCAGACCAATCTGGGACCCAGAAGAGACGTAAGACCGTCTTCAGCTCCGGAAGAGGCAATGTGGCGGAAATCCCTGTAAAAGGATTTACGATGCTGGAGAAATCCGGCATTGCACCCTTCCAATCTAGCACTCTATACAAGCTGAACACCGTGTGAAGTCCTCTAAACTGGAGCTTCCCAAAGGCTGACCCCAGATTAATGGGGCGCAGACCTACAGGAACTACAGCCGGAATACCACATGGTGCTAAGCGGACCCTACAACCGGGGTTCGGAGTGTAAGGGGCTCGGTTAGCCCACGCGATCAGAGCCAGTCGGCACTCCTTAAGATATAGGATAAGGAACGGAGTCCCGGATCCTTTCCATAACTTGAGGAGGCGATCAGCTAAGACCATCGATGGTCCAGCAGGAAGGCCGAGAAGGCGAACTAGCCGCAACATTACTCGGGACCATTCGCTCGGTCGTAACCAGCGAAAATCTACATGTTTTGGTTTGAAAGCGGTGAGTTTAATAAACCATCCAGCTTCCTCCAAGACTCGTCGAACATTCCATCTGCGCCACCAATTGGCCAGATTTCTATATTCGATGTACAGTCCGACATTTGTGTCCGACCGGAAGATTCCGGTAACGAACCAAAAGGGCAAACTGAGTAGAACAAGGAGCCCAACGGCTC